CCCTTACCGACGAAATAGCCACCGCCCGCGAGAAGCACGGAGCGGACAATTCCAGAGATTTGATCAGAGTTCATTTTATTCTCCTATAGAGTTGCGAATTGGAAGTGCATTCCGTCTCGAGAAGCTGCACTCCAGCGGCCGCCCCAGACTGCCCCTTGGTCCTCAAACGCTTTGATGACAAAGGGGAACTTTTCAAAGTTAGTGACCGGGATATGGAAACCATTCCGGGCCGGATCGAAATCAATGGCGCAGCCATAACTGTGCATCGAAAGGTGGTTGCTTCCGCGCATCAGGCGGTAGTTATATGAGCCGCCGAAGATGTTGATGCCGCAGGCCGAGAGTTTGGCTTTGTCACCGCCGCAGATGTCGTTGATCGTCTTCAACGCCGCCAGCATTGCAGCAGCGCACTTCGTGTGGACCTTGAACGACTTGATGGGCGATCCAGCGTAGGTCATCTGGAACGGCGGAACGACGGCGACGAGATTTGCCTTCTCCCACGCCCGATCCGCCTGCCCGTTGCGGCCGCGCGGGTTGCCGTAGAATGTGTCGCAGTCAACCTGGCGAGGCCAGTTCATGATCGCTTCTCCTGTCATTGCTGGGTGGGTTGAGCGTCGGGGTCGTTCTTGGACGACCGGGGCGGAAGCCGGTTCTCGATAGTCGTCTGCAGCCGGATGATCGAGCCGTTGATCGAGCCGATCTGCGTGTTCATGTCCTTGAGTGAGCCGGTGAGATCGAGGAACCGCTGGTCGATCTGGCCGAAGGATTTGTCGGCCTGCTCAGCTGCGAACTTGAGCCGGGACTCATGGTCCTGCAGCTCGGCATTTTGGCGGTCATCGTTGACCTTGATGGCGGCAATTTCGCTCTTGTAGTCGGCCCAGACCTCGATGCCGATCCACGCAAAGATCGAAAGCAGGACAGGAGTGACGATCATGGCAACGCGGGCGACCATTATGCTGAAAAAATTGTTCACGAAGCGCTCGGAGACAGTGGAGGCCATAGCGGTTTCCCTAAATACTGCGAAATTCAGATCGGCCTAAAGCGCTGCCGCCGCGATGAAGAACTGGTCGATCTGTGCGACGGTCAGCCCGAGATTGGCACCAAGTGCCGTCAGCAGCGGATTGTCGCGCCTGAACTCGGAGGCGAACTCCCAGGTGATCTGCGCGGCCTTGTCCTGCGTCTTGATCATCGCTTCGACCTGATCGAGCAGACCCTGGCCGAGAAGAAGCAGCCGCACCTGTCGTGGCGTGATGCTTTCGGGGATTGGGACGGTTGCTGTTATCTGCGCCCCGTTCCAGCGCAATAGGGAGGCATTTACATCGGGGATCGCGGCGGTGTAGTCTGCTGAAACGCAGGTGTACCCCGCGAAGGCGTCGAGCAAGAAAAGAAAAGCCACCTGCTCCTGCGGCGTGCCGTCTGCCGGATCGTCCGACAATTGGTGAAGCGACACCTCGTCGCCCTTCGTCCAGACGGTGAGTGTCATGCCACGGCCCCCTTGATGACGGTTTGGGTGATGACGGGCGTGTCAGACGCCACGCCGCCCGTAGTCCAGAACGTGACCACGTAGGAGCCCGCGGAGATCGATGTCACGGCGAGGTTGTAGACGTTCGTGGCACCACTCTTGACGGCTAGGATCACCGCATCATTGGCACCTACCGTCGAGTTCGTGACCGTGAAACTGGCAGGCGTGGCAGAACCCGCCGCCGTGAACATGGTGATGGCACCCGTGGTCTTGTTGAGCGTCACACCCGTCGCGCGCGAGGTCGCCTGCGTGACCGTGCCGCCTGCGCCGACGCTATAGCCGATTCCGCCTGGTCCGCTGATGGTGAAGTCGGAGACGCTGGAATACCAGAGCGTCGTGCTCGCAGCGTCGAAGAAAACGCTTGATCCGACTGCCAACTGAATGCCCGCATTCGCGGCCAAGGCGTCAATTGCGGCACCCGTTGCCGGGTAGATCACAATGGGGTTTGCGCCCTTGTTCACAATGCGGACGCGTCGGCCAACGGTCGCAGTGGGTAGCGTAACACCAGACGGGTTGTTTGCGGCCGTTGTGACAATGTTGAGGTCATTGGTAAGCGCGCCTTGGCCCTGCGCGTTGGTGCCAGCCGTGACAGTTGATGCCGTTGAAAAGGTAATTAAAGGTGTGCTGATTGTTGGGCTCGTGCCGTAGACGAGATTGCCGCTTCCCGTCTTGTTCACCGCCCCATAGAAAACCTGTTGCCACGATGCCGCCGTGGTGCCGGTAGTCAGGACGCAAGTGTAGGCGCAGATCGAATTACCCGGCTGCACCGAGCCGATGGCATTCGCGCCCGATGACTGGACGGCGACGTTGTTCGCGGCGAGGTTCACGACCGTGTATGTCCAGCCAAGCTGGAGGGTGGTCACGTCGGGCAGCACCACCGTCTGCGACAAAGTGCCAGTGAAAAACTGCTTTCGGGCGGATGCAGCCGTCAGCGTGACGGTGGAGGCCGAAGTCACCGTTGTTGTGTAGCCATCCAGCGCCGTACCAGCAGCGGGGGCCGTGGTCTGACCCGTGCCGCCGTTAGCAAGCCCCAGCATTCCCGCGACCGTCACGGCACCGCTTGTTGCCGACGATGGCGTTAAACCTGTGCTGCCGAAGTTGATCGTCGTGACGGCCGACGTCAGATAGGTGTTGGTATCGATCGAATAGGAGCCCGCGCCGTTCTTCTTCAGGAAGCCCGCCGTCGCCGCCAATGCGGCAATGGCGTCCGTCTCGGCACTGAAGCCCTGAACGGTAGATCCGAGCGAACTGGTCGCCAGCAGACCCGACAAAGCCACACCGCTGTCGAGGATGGCTTTGCCCGTCGTGCCACTGAACAGGGCGATATTGTTGGCGACAGCACCAGCTGGACCCACGACGTCGCCGGAACCGGCACCGGGCGAGCCCTTGATGTTCACGATCAGGGAGTAGGTGCCACCCGACCGGAAATAGACATCGCTCGTGGCGGTGTTAAGGTAGTAGTCGCCGTCCACACCGAGGGCATTGGAAGGCGCGCCCGAGCCATTTCGCCAGACGGCACCGGCCGCCCCATTCGTCCCATTGGTGCCGTTGGTCCCATTCGCGCCCTTGATATTGACCGCGATGGAATAGACGCCCGAGGCTCGGAGATAGACGTCCGAGGTGGCCGTGTTCAAGTAGAAATCACCATCCACACCAAGGCCGTTCGATGGTGCACCAGATCCACTGCGCCATGTCGCGCCGTTGGTGCCATTCGTGCCATTCGTGCCGTTCGTGCCGTTGGTACCCGCAGCGCCCTTGATGTTCACGACGATGGAATAAACACCGCTGGCGCGCAGGTAGACATCGCTGGTCGTGGTGTTCAGGTAGAAATCACCATCGATGCCCGTGCCATTCGAGGGGGCGCCAGCACCGGAACGCCAAGTCGTGCCATTCGTGCCGTTCGTGCCGTTCGTGCCGTTTGTGCCATTCGTACCCGACGCACCCTTGATGTTGGTCACGATCGAATAGATGCCCGAAGCCCTAAGATGGATGTCGGACGTGGTGGTGTTCAGGTAATAGTCGCCATCGATACCGAGACCATTGGACGGAGCGCCGGCGCCCGACCGCCAGGTCGAGCCGTTGCTGCCGTTGGTCCCAGCGGGCCCAGTGGTGACTACTTCGACCACCGACACGGATGTCGCCAGAGCCTCGACGGAACTGCCAGACGGGCTGACGATCTCGACAAGGTTCGTGGCTGTTACGACGATTTCGACGCTATCAGCCATCGGGGTTGTCTCCACCCTCTCCGATCAGTAGACCTGAGAGGAACACTTCCTCGTTCGCACCGTTGAGACGCTGGATTTCGTAGCGGGTGACGGCACCGACCGGGATCAACCGGCTCTGAGAAACGGTCAGCTGGATCGTGGCGCGGGCGTTCGCGATCGTCTCGTCGGTCGATAGCGTGATGCCAGCACCGACTGTCAGCGTGGTTGTTCCTGCGTCGTTCACGAACATGAATTTGAGACTGGAATCGAATGCCACCAGAGTGCCGGCCGTGCCACCGGCCCGATACCGGACGATGATGGGTGCAGGTGCGCCGATATGCACATAGAGGTTTTTCGTGGGCGTCGGTTCAACGCTTGAGGACATCGATGATCACCATAAATCGGATTGAATTTGACGGAATGCAACTGCACGCATTAGGCNTATTCCCAGACACGGATGATGCCNGNNCCGCCGTTGCCGCCATTCACGTTGCTACTATTTATATGGCACGCTCCGCTACCTCCGCCGCCGTTGGCGCCGTTATTGCCTACCGTGCCACTTCCTGCGGGCAGACCACCTCCACCGAAGAAACTACCGCCACCGGGCCCGCCGCCCCCTTGGGTAGCATCAACTGCCCCCATGCTGCCCGGATTACCTGTGGCATTGATGTCGCCATTCGAGGCCGTCCCTCCAGCGCCGGGGAGTCCAAATCCAGAGTNAGTTGGTGTATTACCGTTAAGGCCACGNCCCGCTGTTATGGTTGTGCCGCCAACTGTAAANGTNGTGGGATTGCCGTTNGTAAGCGTCGATGCAATGCCGCCCGCNCCAATGGCGTAACTATAGGCCGTGCTGGGGCTGACAGAGAACAGCTTTGCACAGTAAGCTCCGGCACCACCGCCACCGCCAGCGCGCGGACCATTGGGTGCATTGTTTGTTACAGAGCCGCCGTAGCCACCACCGCCGACACACTCGACATAGATTGAGTTACAGCCTGCGGGGGTCGTATATGACGTTCCCGAGGTCAAAACCTGAGGAGCCCGTAGCAGGCGACCAGCAGCAGCAGTTGAAATTCCCGTAAGCTGAGAACCATCTACAGCCGGAAGTTTTCCGGTTCCATCAAGTTGAACTACGTTATTTGCAGAAGTACCAGCATCAAGTATAGATGATGTACCAAGTCCAAGATTTGTTCGTGCGGCGGCAGCAGTAGATGCGCCAGTACCACCATCTGCGACTGCCAGATCGGTAATGCCTGTAATCGATCCGCCTGTAATCGTCACCGATGATGCAGCTTGAATTGCAATCGTACCAAGCCCAAGATTTGTCCTTGCCGAAGCAGCATCAGTGCCGGCCGTTCCACCATTAGCCAATGGCAAAGAGCCAGTAACATGCGTTGTTAGTCCAACCTTTCCCCATGCCGGTGCGACACCAACACCACCTGATATCAGCGCGTTACCAGTGGCAACATCGGCAAGTTTATTAACGGAACTGGTTGTGTCAGCATAAAGTAGGTCACCCACTGCATATGTGGTCTGGCCAGTACCGCCATTGGTTGCGGACAAGGTTCCAGAGACGTGGGTAGATAGACCTACCTTACCCCATGCTGGAGCGACACCAACTCCACCCGAAATAAGTGCGGAACCCGTGGCGACATCGGCTAACTTGGACAGTGCAGACGCGCCAGAGGCATATAGAATGTCGCCCACGGCGTAAGAAGTAACACCAGTTCCACCATTCCCGACAGCAAGCGTACCAGCTACGGTAACCGCACCATTAGTTGCAGTGGATGGCGTAAGGCCAGTTGTGCCAAACGTGATTGAACTAACGCCCGTTGCTGGGGTCAAGTATGTGGAAGTATCCAGCGACCATGTATTCGCTGCAGTCTTCTTCAGAAGTCCAGAGGTTCCAGCCAAAGCCGCAATTGCGTCGAGATCAGCATCCCACGCCTGGACATTAGTGCCAATCGTTACGCCGAGCGTTGTGCGTTGGGCCGAGGCACTTGTGCCGCTCACTAGTGATGCACCCGCTGCCGTGATCGTAACGCTACCCGCGCTGATATCCAGCGTCCTATCGGCATCACCCGTTGCGATAGAAAGCGTTCTATTGACCGTCAAATTGGATGACGGGACAATACTAAGTGTGTTTGATGCGTCCGAATCGTTAANACGGAGGCCGGTATTGGCGAGCACTACGCTTGTAATATCGGTATTAGCGCCCGACGCGGCAGCGCCGACCGTTGTCCTAGCAGCGGAAGCGCTCGCCGCCGTGTAAAGGGCATCGCCGACAGTTGTCGAGCCCAGCGTTGTACGGGCGGCAGATGCGCTTGCTATCGTGAATAGTGCCTTGCCGGTGGTCGTGCCGCCCAGATTAGTAAGTGCTGTAGACGATGACGAAAGGTCAGAAAGATTGTTTGACTTTAGCGCCGCTAGTGCGTTGGCAGTGTCAACGTATTGCTTGGTAGCCGGTTGAAGGTTTGTAGTGGGATTGGCCGCAAGCGTCAGCGCACCAGTAAGGGTTCCACCCGTCAAAGGCAATTTCAGGTCCGCATACTGCTTTGTTGCGGCACCGAGGGAAACCGTAGGATCTGCCGCAAGAATAAGGGCACCCGTCATGGTGCCGCCTGCCTTGTCTAGCTTTGCGGCAACTGTGGTGGAGCCTGAGGCATCGCCCACTAAGTCCCACTTTCCATTCAAGTTGAAAATAAGAAACTGACCGGCACCGCAGCTTGTGGGTGCGCCGTTTATTTTGGTGTACCAGCTTGCATCAATTGTGCCGGTCGTAAAAACTGCGAAGAAATTGCCGACCGTATATGTGGCCGTCAGAGCGTAGGACGTAGTGAGGTTGATTGTTCCAATATACGACGAAAGAAATGGGACAATTGACGTGTCAAGAAACCCGTTTGCGTTTAGCTTGACCACTTTGCCAGAATAGCTTGAAGAGCCTCCGACAATTGTCTGGTACGCGCCGGAGTCAACGTATTGTTTGGTTGCCGCTTCCATATTGTTAGCTGGATCGGCGGCAAGCACAAGTGCACCCGACATGGTATCGCCGGATTTCTTGATCGATGTAGCATCACCGGCGTCAACGTATTGTTTGGTTGCTGCATGAAGGGCGCTTGTGGGATCAGCATTAAGGTTTAAAAAACCCGTAAGCGTCCCGCCTGCCGTTGACAATTTTCCTGCCAAAGACGTTACGAGCGACGAGTTGATAGCATCAACGTATTGTTTTGTGACGGCGCCGAGCACGTTTGTCGGATCACCAGACAGTACCAGCAGACCCGACAAGGTACCACCAGTAAGGGGCAACTTGGCATCAAGCGCCGATTGTGTGGCGGTGTTGATCGTAACGTCCGAAATCGCGATATATGGCAGCGCCGACCACGTGTTGATGCCATCGCCCGCCTTAATCTTGACGTTGGTAGACGAAAGCACCTCAATGCCAAATTCACCGTTCTTCAGAACAATGTCATAAGTCGCCCAATCGGACGTGGTCGCAATGATGCTTGTGGTGCGGTCAAAGCTCTCAAACACTTAGGCGTCTCCTGTCGCGCAACAAGAAACGCCGGGAGGAAGTCACCCGGCGTGTCAAATTCAGATGTTCAGTTTGTTCCGTGATCGACGGCTTAAGATGTTTCAGCCGTCACTGTAGCTTTGAAATACCTATCCGAAATGGGATCAATGCTAATGTCGGACACATAGCGAAGGGTTGTCGGAAGCAAGTTTGACGATATGAGGAACGGCTTTCCCGTGAAGTCTATGGTGTGCCAATCATAGCCATATCTGGTCGCCCAAATCTGCCACGCCGCAAGCTGTACAGTTGTCAGGATAAACGATAACGTAAAATAATATTGTGTTGTATTCCCGCGCGACCTTTGGCGGGTGTTGCCATGTTCAAAGACAACTGCTTCGTTGCCGAATGAACTGGTGAACTTGTAATCAGCGGTTTCTGGAAGCGGTAGCGTCGTGGGATAACTAGGCATTAGGGTGCCGCCAATATTTTAGCGACCATTGAGGGGGCCATTTCTGCGCCAACAGCCGCTTGCAAATATAGAAGCGATACGTTCTGCCATTGAACGCTTGACGTGAAGCGAATGAGAACCATGCTTGTCTTGGTGTTAAGAAGACCCGCATACAATGTCGGCAATGCGATGTTGAACCACCTATAACCGTAGGTCTTGACCCAATTTGTCCAATCCAGGCGCGATGCAGCTGGCATATTAAATACAAGCGTCAGATTATGCGGCACGGTATTGAAGACGCGCCTCTGTACCTTGCTCATGGGATCGCCGTCACGGATGACACCAGCCCCAGCCACCATCGAAAAACCGCCCAGCGATGGCTTTGCCAGCGTTGCAGGGTAATCGGTCATGTTGTGAAACTCATGGTACCAGTAAAGATGTTTGGGTCGTAGTTGACCGCGTCCACCGTCACCGTGTTGTTACTGGTTGGCGTTGTACCCGTGACTATGAAATCACGGACAAGAGTAGTTGCCTCACCAAATGCAAAGGATGTGTAGTCGTAATCGTTGTCATAATTTACGGTTACGGTCGGCGGCGTCTGCATCACCATGATATTGTCCGCCGTTCCACGAATAACCGTAATTGGCCCTGTTACCGTTCCATCTTGGTTGCGGATTAAGACTTGCTTCGTAGCACCCGCCCAGTTCAAATTGTGATCTGCTGTCAGATTATTGCCAGAACGCCCAATGATTAGACCGCTATCGCCCCATTTGGGCACATTGTGCGCAACACCAATACGATCACCGAGCTGAAGCAATAGACCTTCAAGTTCCGTTTCAAAGGTTATTCGCTTGCGCTGCAACTGCCTGCGCTGCCACGCAAGCTGTGTATATTGTGCCGCATGGGTCGCGTTTGTTACGCCCGAAAGCGCATATTGATCAGGCCGCAACGAAGTAGATGGGTATCGAAAATAGACTTGCCGAAAATCATTCGGGTCCAGATATTCTATTTCAATTCCGTCCGTTGCGTTTTCCTCATCCCATGAATAATTCACGTTCATGGAATTGGCGATGATATTGGCATCAGTAAACAATGCCGACCGGACAGCCTTCACGCCATCTTGAGCTATCGACATGGTTTGGCCTATTGGGCACGGTTCGGCAGCAAACGGGGTCGTGATTGTCTGCAATGCCTGCCAGACTGTAATTCTGTCTTTGAATACGTAGTTGAAACCGTAAGTCCCCCACTTTGTGCGTAGGGCCAACAGGGTCGTTGCATCAACTTCAGTCAATGGGCGATTGGCACCATATGTCGGGTCTGTATACACGTCGGCAAAGGCGTCAGCGGGAGACGTTGAAGCGGCCTCAACGCCACCGCCTGGAGGCTGAAGGCGGCGCGTACAATTTACGCGAATGCGTGCAGCAGCGTCCGAGCCTATACCAAGGCTTGCTTTGATATGGACAGCAAGAAGCGTCACGTTCCCATATGCAGGGCCAGTGGGATAATCAGCATAAAGGCGCAAACCTGACCATATGAAGCGATTGCTCCCACCTTTGGCATTTGTCGCAGCGGTTTCGCGTCGAATCTTAACCGCCCAGCGCCCGCTTGACGGAGCCGTAATCATGTAGGAGCGGCGGATTGGAGAACTGATCGCGCTTTGGTTCTGACAATCAACAGTGGTGGATGTGATCGCGGTGATGTTTGGTCCCGTCATCGATGTTGAGTTTGTCGATGCTGCAGTGATAACCGTAGAATAGACCGCTCCTATATAGGTGTCATTGTTGTCAAGTTGTTGATAATAGACAGTGAACTGAACGGAATTGCTGTTAATGTCTCCTGCGTTGTTGGGGCGCGTCAGACCACCGGGGAAAACAATATCAATCTGAAACTTGCTTCCCGTCTGTCCCGGCTTGCACGTAGCGAAATATCCGGCTGTATCAGATAAGTTTGCTAATTCCTGATTTCCAACTTCTGGCGAAGTAATTACATTTTCGTGGAACCCGGACCCCATTGCCGTCGCAATTGTGCCCATAGTACTTTTATGGTCAGTAGGTTTAAATACTTTGTATTGAAGAATTGAGGCATCGATTCTCTGTGAACTCGTATCGCCAAGATACACGGAACTGACGTCTATGTTGCCTTGCCCAATGCAAAGCAGCATGTTGAGATATTGAATGCCGTTAAATAGTTCGTCGTAATTGGCCATTGACCAATTGTAGTATGTATAAGGCTGCGAAATGTAATCTGGGGTGGTGATGACATTGCCGTAGACTACCGGGATCGCGTCGCCCACTTTCGCGGCGTTTTGATCGGTCGAAACGTCATAGACTGTAACCGGCTTGCCCTTTGGCCCAGATCGTTCCTTGGGCTGGAAAAAGTAATTGAGGGCGAAAGAAATGCCCGACAAGANAACGGAGGTCGCAAGACTGATAAGAGTCGGCGTTAGTATTGGATCACCCGGCATCAACGCAATCGCCGCAACGTCATCGGGCTGGATCGCATAGTCCAAATCATCAAGAGGTTTTTCGGTGCCGTTTACATAGAACCGGCATGGCATGCCAAACCCATGCGGGTGGTTTTTTTGCAGCCAATCGATAACAATGGAGCCGTCCGCAATCGGGTAGATTTCCCGCGTGTGTGGCGCCAGCGGGTTACGGAGCAGGACTATGGTGCCCATTTGTAAAACTCCGTGCGCGGGTAGAACGTCAGGAACCGGGGCAACGAATGCCACGTCGATCCGAACGCTTTGGAAGAATGAAGTACACCGCCAGAGGCAACCACGCCAACATGGTGCGGGCGGCTGGCGCTTCCCACGATGGCAATATCATAGTCTTCCGGCGCTGCGTCAGGCCAGTTGATGCGGATTGACCGGCCNCCTGCAACCTCGCCCGCCAAGGCCGCAGAGATAGCCCTGGAAGCCCCCGCAGGGCCAGAGGNGGGTTGATACCAATCTGGCAGTTCAACGCCGCGCATGGCCCGTAGGACCGCCGCGACGAGGCCATAGCAGTCATAAGCATCCGGCCCACGCGCGCCTTCACGGTAGGGTAATCCGACAAAATCGTCCAACGTCATCGGCGAAGGCCAGGGAATTGCGCATAGCGATAGAAATTAAACGGAAATGCCCGGTTGAGAACATCTGCACGGGTGGCCGTGGCCGATATGGCATCCCTCGCAACCTGAACGCCGGTTAGCACCAAGGTAGTCGGCGGGGAGTTCTGCGGGCTGGAATTGGCTTGGTTCAAATATACCCGATAGGCACACTTTACCGGCTCTGAAGGCTTTGCAATCGCTGCCTCCAACGGGTCCACAAGATCCCGCCCAATGTTGGCAATCGTCAGGGCCATGTCTTGATTGCCCTTGTTATCGTTCTTGGGAAGAACAATCTTGAATGGCATCGATGCAAACGTGACCGAAACGCCGGTTTCAAGAAGAAACGTCCACGGTGCGTTGTCATTGGTCACGTAATAGGTCTGGGCAAAGAGGCTGTGACTGAAGGACAACGTTTCTATGTATCGGCTGGTGTAGGGTGCCGACGCATAGATTTCTTTCAAGGCTTGACTAATTGCCACGTTAGCGCCCCGCGCGTCTCAGATTGTAGCCGCGGGCAAGTGCTGCATCCACCTTATTGCCACCACGCAACACAAGGTCGGCCATCGTTTCCTCAACGAACACTTTTAACGAGCCATCGGCACCCTTCTTTGCGTTTACGCTGGCCGACGAATTATTAATCACGGTCACGTTTATTCCGCCGCCGCCCATCTTGCTATTCGGTGTAATTCCACCGCTCATACCTGGCGTAAACAGTTCGGGGCCATTTTCGCCAACGAGGTAAGTTGTGCCAGCACTAACTGGGCCACCGGACGCTTTTCCGCCACCAAAAAGCGAGCCCAAATTATTGACCCAAGTAGATTGCGAGGGGCTAGTTCCACCGCCCAATACGATGCCCAATAACTTGATGAACGCGCTTGCAGCAAGTTGTGCAGCCAATTGTACAAGCTGCTGGCTAATACTCTGCGCCATGCTGGCGAATGCCTGCTTTAGGCTTTCCGTTCCAGAGATTACCCCTGCAAACGCATCCCCGAAGGTCGTTGCAAAGTTTTCAGAAAGGCTGACGAATGCCTCGGCGAACTGATCGACCTGTGGCGCGGTCTGGGCGAACTGCTCCCGCAGCTGTGCTAACGCCTTTTGATACGTTGCGCTGCTAATAGCGCCAGAGTTATAAACTTCATTTAAGTGCGAAAGGTCGTCTTGATACTTGGCAATCGGGTCAAACTGCTCGGTTAATGACTT